GATAGATGGCAGGAATGGGATATCTTGTATGATTCTATGGGGTAAACACTGGTTAACAGCGGGACAAGAGAGTTGAAAATAATTCTGACCGGGTTTGTCTTGGTGGTTTCTGGGTGCGGTTTGCCGGTGCCGTTATCGTACTTTAATTATGGATGGACGGCATACGACACGCATCAGATTATTCAGGATGATACAACGATAACGGATGTCGCCCTGAGCGCGACGACAGGCATGAACTGCCAGATTTCTAACGCCCTGGAAGATAAAGAGGTGTGTACCAGAAAGGCAGAAGTGAAATGACGATAAACATTTTAATGCTCACGCTGGCGGCAGTGATGTGCGTGCTCGTCTTGAGTAGATGATAATGATGATTAGCTATGATCACTGGTCACAAGTCCCCCGCACATGGTCTGCTTGGCCTTGGCAGTTCTTTTCTCCGAAGGAATGTGCATGTAAGGGTACGGGAAAATTGTCGGTCTCTGATGGACTTGTTGGCAAGCTTGATCTTCTTCGCAGTCGTCTTAATTCTCCTCTTAATTTATCAAGTGTTTTTCGGACTCCCTACTTCAATTCTAAATGCGGCGGTGCGCCCCGGTCGATGCATCTATTCGGGCTTGCGGCGGATATTCAGATCGTTGGCAAGGACAAGAACTTGATCCGACAGCTTGCCGAGGATTTTGGGTTTACTGGTTTTGGATATTATAGGACGTTTCTGCACGTTGACTTAGGTCGCAAAAGAGAGTGGGGAAAGGAGAAGTGGGATGCTTGATTTACTAGGAACGGTGGTCAGTGGAGGTCTTTCCGGCATCGTCGGGAGTCTCATCGGGAAGGCCTTCAGTTTCCTTGATGCTTGGCAGGCGGAAAAGGCGGCGTCGGCGGACCACCAGCGCACGCTCGAGATGCTGGAAGTGCAGAGCAAGATGAAGGCCGATGAGCGTGAAAACGAGATGCGGATCGCCAGCTACACGCACGATACCGGCATCGGCACCGCCTCGCAGTTTGTAATAAATTTTTTGCGGTTGGTCAGGCCGATTTTAACATTTACCCTCATCTGCCTCCTCGGAATTTTATATTTCCAATCCGATGCAGGGGGCAAGGCCACTATCGAAGCCAGCGTTATTTTCATGTCGTCATCATCCGTTTTATGGTGGTTTGGCGACAGGGCCATGAGGAAAAAAACATAGGAGATCGTTATGGACTGGAAAACCGTAAAATCTAACTTCAAGTTTGTTCTCAACAAAAAACCAATTGCCGCTCTACTATTCACTGGTTTGGGCTTCATAGTCGGATACTATGTGAAGCTCTTAGCGTGCATCTAATTGCCCAGCGGCACCCCCCGGTGTAGCGAGGCTGATTTTGTCGCCCTGTTTGAAGAACTGGGGGCAACCGGCACTGCTCTTGAGTTGGGGACCGACATCCGATCTGTTCTTCGACGGCGCAAGCGGATCGAGGCGAGGTTAAAGAAACCCCTCAACGGCCCTCTGCAAAACCCGCATCGAGAAACCTATCATATCAGGGAGGCCATCCAGCACCCGGAGAGGATCGCCCTTGAGATTGAGAATGGTTGCGCCATCATTGGATCGGACGCCCATTACTGGCCCCATATTAAAACGACGGCTCACCGTGCGATGGTCAAGTTTTGCAAGGATTACCAGCCGAAGGTGATCGTGCAGAACGGTGACGTACTTGACGGGGCTTCCATTAGCCGCCACCCACCCCAAGGCGTCAGCCACGCCGACCTCCCCACCGTCGAGGATGAAATCGTCACATGCAGGGATCGGCTTCTTGAGTTCGAGGAGGCGACCCCCAACGCCTTCCGAGCTTGGCCCCTCGGCAACCATGATGGCCGCTTCGAGCAGAAGCTGATGACCAAGGCGCCCGAATACGCAAAGGTTCATGGCTTCGCACTGAAAGATCACTTTCCCATGTGGCACCCTTGCTGGTCGGTGTGGATCAACGATGATGTAGTCATCAAGCATAGGTGGAAGGGCGGAGTACACGCCCCTTTTAACAATGTTAAAGAAAGCGGAAAAACCACGATCACAGGCCACCTCCACTCCAGCAAAATTATGCCCTGGACCGATTACACGGGGACAAGATGGGGTGTCGATACCGGAACGCTTGCCGACCCCTACGGCCCCCAATTCCGAGCGTACATGGAAGATAACCCCCGCAACTGGCGGTCGGGATTCCTCATGCTGACCTTCCAGAGCTACGAGCTACGTTGGCCGGAGTTGGTGGTGGTGGTCGACGAGGATCATGTCGAGTTCAGGGGAGATTTGTTCGAGGTCTAGAGATCGTGTATTTCCCAAGCCAGGGCGACATAGTTAATAGCATCCACATAAGTGTCCAGCGCCGCGTTGCCATTGGCGATCCGCCCGAGCTTGACCTGTGCCATAATGAGACACACTTGTGACGGCGAAACGTCGCCGATTTGACCAGAAATCAGTTTGGCGGTGACCTTATATAAGTCTTCAGGCTTGCCGTACTCGATGCCTCGTCTTTTAAGGATAGCGTCACAGTCCTTGAGCAATTCGCGCGCGTTCATCAATGTACTCCTTCATCTGGGCGTAAATATCATCCATCGTCTTACCAGTCGGCGACATGCCGCCACGCAAACGCTCAATAAAATTCGGGCTGTAGCCGAACTTGAGGCTGAAGGTCGTCGGCGGCATGAAGTGGAGCCGCATGAACTCCTCGACATCGGCGACGAACTTTTCTTTGATGCTCATTTCTTATTCCTTTCCTTAATCCCGGCGATCACCGCGTTGTCGACCGCCTTCTTCGACGCCAGCGCATCCAGCACCGTACCATCTATGCTGTCACGCATAACGATGTAGTGGCAGTGAATAACCCCCGCCTTCTGCCCTTGGCGCCGGAGCCGAGCGATCATCTGATCGTGTTCCTCAAGGCTCCAAGTCTGGCCGAACCAGACAAGGGTATCGCCCCCGTCTTGTAGGTTCAACCCATGACCGGCAGAAGCCGGATGGACATAGAGGATGGGAAGTTTGCCCGCGTTCCAGTCATCGACGGCTTTCTCGGCCTGGACATCAGTGACTCCAGCGCCCAGATACGGGGCGTCCCATCGACCACGCAGGGCTTCCAGTTCTCGGCGATACTTGTAGACGACCAAAAGCGGCGCGCCCTGCTGGCTCTCAATGATCTCTTCCAACGCGTTGATCTTAGCGTCGTGGAACCATTGCGCCCCGGTATCGGTGTAGATAAAACCGTCGACGATCTGCTGAAGCTTGTTGAGCATGACCCCGGCGTTCGCCGCCATCACGTTGTCGTCCCTCGACTCGATCAGAAAATCTTCTTCCATCTCCTTGTAGATGTCACGCATCTCGGGAGACATCTCAACTTCGATAGTATTCCGGTGCAGTGACGGCAGTTGGTCGGCGTAGACGCTGTTCGATATCTGAAAACTGATGTCGGCGATCGCCTCGGTCGTCCGGTCGAGAGCGTCGGGTTGCGGCTCGATTTGCCAGACCATCGGCCCGGTGGATTGGAAGTAATCCCGCTTGAAGTGACCGTGCGACCGGCCCAGGCGACACCCGCGATCGACACAATAGACCTGACCATACAGGTCTTTGATTCCGTTCGACGTCGGCGTCCCTGTTAAGCCCATCCGCACCTTGAACTGGGTCAGGTACTTCTTGATCTTCTTGTGCCGCTTGCCTTGCGGGTTCTTCATCCGCGACACCTCGTCAAAGATGATGCCGTTGAAATTATGGACGCCACCGTAGGTGTCGATCATCCAGATCAGGTTGTCGTAGTTCATGACGACGAACGACTTATCGCTTTCCAGCGCATCCCGTCTGGCTCCGCCGACACCAACAGCGACAGCGACCCGATCCTCGTCCAGGTGTGACCACTTAGCAAACTCCTGGCGCCACACTAAAAGACACACCCTCTTGGGTGCGAGTATTAGCCACCGGCTAACGATGCCCTCTTGGAGCAACTCGCTGGCGGCAGTGGCGGCGATCATCGTCTTGCCCCCGCCCATAGGTATAAGAGCGAGGCTCTCGTCCCGCTCGTAGAGGAAATCGATGGCTTCCTCCTGGTAAGGGAAGATATCTTTAGGCGTCAGCATGTACCGGCAACTCCGCACCAATGTTGAAGGCAAGCCTCGAAGACGGCGGGGTCGTCGACGCATCGAGCCAGCACACCTTGCCTGTTGAGCTTGCGAAGCCATGACCCTTGGAGAGCGGTCAGCTTACCGCCGGGTCGCTTGACTTCAATGAACACGACACGTCCGCCGGGGCAGATAAGGATGCGGTCGGGAACGCCCCGCTGGGAGGGCGACGACCACTTGAGCCAGAGGCATCCGTATCGCTTGGCGATATCGCCACATTTTTTTTCAACTTCTTTCTCTAACATGCTTGACCCCCTCGTAGCTTTTAGGATATAACACTCTTCCATTCAATACGCAAGAGAACATCATGACATTATCTATAATGACACCCGATGAATTCACCACTAAAGTTGCCGCGCTCCCACGCGGTGGATCGTTCGTGTATTTCACTGGGCATCTCGCCACTGAACGCTTCGATATGACCGCCATTTCTATGCTGGCTGACATCGCCTACCGTTACGGCGACACAGAAAAAAAGAAGAGATTGGGCTTTCTAACACAGCGTCGCGTCGGGCAATCTTTTGATTACATCTTCACCAAGGCTCGATAGGAGAACCAACATGGCTGAAATTCATTCAGACGTCGTCGGGGGGTCGAGTGCCGACCGGGTCATCAACTGCCCCGGCTCCGTCAAGCTCTCCAAGCAAGTCCCGCCCCAGGAGGCCAGCGACTTCGCCAACCAGGGGTCGATGCTACATGAGGTGATCGCCAAGATATTATCGGGCAACGACACCGCCGAGGAATTGATCGACCAGGAGTTTGAGTTCCTGGGTCACGTCTTCACCGACGATCTTAACGAGGAAATGATCCAGCCCGCGCTGGCCGCGTTCGATGAACTCGCTGATGAATTCGGTGACTTTGAGTTCGTCGTCGAGGTGAAGTGCGAGTTCGGTGAATTGATACCCGGTGCGTTCGGCACCACCGACATCCTTGGTGAGAATACAGAGGTGACCATCGTCCTCGACTGGAAGTTCGGTCGCGGTGTCCCGGTCGACGCCGAGGACAATGGGCAACTAAAATTCTACGGTGCCGCCGCCACCTGGACGAAGAACCTCAAGCAGATGTTCTCGCCCGACCGCAAGGTCATCCTCGCTATTATCC